CCTGCCCCACCCACCCCCGCTGCGTGCCTCCTGCGCGCGCACAGAAGCCTCCGCGAGGCATGAAATGAGTGCCAGTCAACGCAACAAGGGTCAGCAGGGCGAGCGGGAGGCCTTCAGGATCCTCTCCGACCTTCTCGGAACGATGGTGCGGCGCAATGTCGACCAGGCACGCTCCGGTGGCGCCGACGGGATGGACATCCCCGGTTGGGCCATCGAGGTGAAGCGGCAGGAGGTCGAGCGGATCGAGGAGTGGTGGTTGCAGACTGTGCAGCAAGCGCTGGAAGCCACGCGCCGGCCTGCCCTGGTATACCGGGTCAGCCGCAAGCCCTGGCGCGTCGTGGTGGACCTCACAGACGTCTGCCCGGACACTTTCCCGGCCACGCTCCGGCACCGGGCCACGATCAGCATGGACGCCTTCGCGCAGCTGGTGAGGGAGAGGGCTTGACTCGCCCCCACACCACGCGCATCCTCCCGCGAAACCGGACACGACCACACACTGATGCCCACACCGCTCGAGGATGCCGTCACCGCCATGCAAGACATGCATGCAGCCCAACAGGCCTACAACGCCATCGCCTCCGAGAAGACGGACAAGCAGACCCGCATCACGGCACTCAATGCCATGTTAGTGGACGCTAACGCAACCCTTGTCGCTGCACGAGCGGCTGCCAAGATCGCGGTCAAGGCCGCGTTCGCCCTTTAGGGTAATTTGCGGTTCGATATGGCTAGATCAAGCACAAGCGGGCAAGGAAGGCCGATCGGGGTCAAGAACAAGTCGACGCTCGCAGCGCGTGAGGCCATTGCCAAGTTCGTGGACGGCAATGCGCACCGGCTGCAGAAGTGGCTCGATGCAGTGGCGCTGGAAAACCCCGAGAAGGCGTTCAACATGTTCCAGAGCGTGGTCGAATACCACATCCCCAAGCTGGCCAGGAGTGAGCACACAGGTGCCGACGGCGGCCCGATGGAGACTGTGGTCAGTTGGGGCGGCGACAAGCGATGAGTGACGCCAACGTGTCCCTGAAGCTGGGCACTCGCCGCTGTCAGTGCGCTGCATGCTCCGCACGCTTCAACAGCGTGGTGGCGTTCGAGCGCCACCGCACGGGCAAGTACGGGCACGACCGCCGCTGCCTGACCGAGTCCGAGATGCTGGACAAGGGGATGGCGGTGAACAGTGCCGGGTATTGGGTCACGAGCCTGTCGCCGGTCGGCTTGGTCAAGCTGAAGCAGGACCAGATCCACACCGAGTAGGGGCCGCGACATGGGCGTGCGCGAGATCCTCCTGCCGTACACGCCCCGAGAGGCCTTCAGGGGCTTCCACGATCGACAGCAGCGGTGGGCCGCGATGGTGGTTCACAGACGCGGCGGAAAAAGTGTCGCCGCCATCAACGACACCGTCAAGCGGACCTTCACCGACCGCAAGCCGGACGGGCGCTACGCCTACATCGCCCCCTTCTACTCCCAGGCGAAGGCGGTGGCGTGGGACTACCTGCTCCACTACACCGAGCCGATCCGCACCTCGAGCAACGTGACCGAGCTGTCCGTGGATCTGATCAACAAGTCCCGCGTCAGACTATTCGGTGCTGACAATCCAGACGCGCTGCGAGGCATCTACCTGGACGGGGCGACCCTGGACGAGGTGGCGGACATGAAGCCGCGCATCTGGGGCGAGGTGATCCGCCCGCTGCTCAGTGACCGGAAAGGGTGGGCCACCTTCATCGGGACGCCGAAGGGCAAGAACGAGTTCCACCGCATCTGGAAGGCTGCCCAGGGTGACCTTGCGTGGTACACCATGATCCTGCGCGCGTCCGAGTCCGGCATCATCCCGGCCGAGGAGCTGCTCGAGATGCGGCGGCACATGTCCGAGGACCAGTACGAGCAGGAGATGGAGTGCAGCTTCGAGGCTGCCATCCTGGGCGCCTTCTACGGTCGCGCGCTGGTGGAGCTGGACCGTGCCGGCCGTATCACAGGCCGCTGCGAGCATGACCCAGAGCTGCCGGTGCATACGGCGTGGGATCTGGGCTTCAGGGACGACACGGCCATCTGGTGGTATCAGGTGGTGCGGGACGAGATCCACGTGCTCGACTATCACGCCTCGAGTGGGCAGGACATCGAGTTCTATGCGGAGGTGATCGCCTCCCGCCTGTACCGCTACGGGACGCACTGGCTGCCGCACGATGCACGGGCCAAGACGCTGGCATCGGGTGGCAAGTCGATCATCGAGCAGTTGGCGGAGCACCTGGACATCAAGACGCTGGCGATCGTGCCCGATCTGAGTGTCCAGGACGGCATCCAGGCGGTCCGGCGGATGCTGCCGCGGGTGTGGTTCAATCCGGCCTGCGAGGAGGGCATAGAGGCCCTCAGGCAGTACCAGCGCGAGTGGGACGAGGACAAGAAGGCCTTCCGGGAGAAGGCGCGGCATGACTGGACGTCGCACCCTGCGGACGCGTTCCGCATGTTGGCGGTGGCGTGGCAAGTAGAGGCACCGAAGCCGAAGGGGCCGGAGCCCGTCCGAGGATTGGGCGTAGGATCCGCCAACACGGCAACACTCGAGGAACTTTGGAAAACGGCGCCACGCGCCTCTGGGAGAATCTGATGGCTGCAGTCTTTGAAGGCGGGAACTACAAGAACATCACGAGCACGGCGGCGGTGACTGCCAACCCGTGCCAGCTGCTGGGCTTCTACGTCAACAGCACCACGGGCGGCACGCTGGTGATGCGTGATGGTGGTTCAGGCGGGACGGTCATGAACGGTGCGATCACTCCTGCCATCGGCTTCCACCGATACCCGGCCACCGTCGGTGCGTCTGGCTTGCATGCCACGATCGCCAACACGCTCGACGTGACGTTCTTCTACGCGCCTGTGGCTGGCTAATGTCCAACGGCGGGGACATCCGGTACGCGCCCGGCACGCCCACGGCTGCCGCGTTTGCCGGCTCGAGCAGGCCGATCGTTGTCGACCCTGACGCCGGCACCCTGTGGGTGCTCAAGACGGGCGATGTTGTGGCCCAGATCGGATCCGGCTCTGGTGGCGTCACTGATGGCGACAAGGGTGACATCACCGTAACAGGCGGCGGCCTGATCTGGACCATAGACGCGGGCGTAGTGACCTACGCCAAGATGCAGAACGTCAACGATGGGCGCTTGCTGGGCCGCTCCGCAGGCTCTGCAGGCGCTCCGATGGAGATCACGGTTGGGTCGGGCCTGTCGCTGTCTGGCGGGGCCCTGACGGCCACTGGAACCCCCGCAGCGACTGCCTCACAGCAGGTCGTGCTCTTCCTCGAGGACGGGCAGGACGGTGAGATGGGGCCTCCTGGAGCACGAGGAGTTACTGGCGCTACGGGCGCTACGGGGGCGACGGGAGCTACCGGTACCGGTGGAGACACCAGGGATTACGCCTCTGGATCAAGTTTGATCTTCAATTGGCCGTTCAAAACAGGTGCCGACTTCACTACGTACACGAAGTTGTACAGCATTACGATAGCCAGAGCTGGTGTGCTTACTATCAAGTTCACTATAGACACGACCGTCGTTGCAGTAGGCACAACGACATACGGCCAGATTTATCGGAACGGGTCTGCGCTAGGTGCTGAGCGCGCACAGATTGGCGGCATTGGAACGACCACATTCTCAGAAAACATCACCAACATGACTCCGGGAGATGAAATCCAACTGTGGGCCAAATACGCTGTTGGTAGTGGTGGAGGAATTGTCGGGAATCTCGCCCTGTACAACAGTTTCTACATAGGTGAAACGGCCTCGTTCTCAACGTAACAAAAGGAATTCTCATGGCGGCAAACAAGACATTCAGGTTTGGGCCTGTTGCGATGAGCAGCACGCTGACTACCAACATACTGAACCCGCCTACTGCTACGGGCGGAACAAATGCGGGATCGTCGGCGCAGTACATCACCTTGCGGCACATCCGCATCGTGAACAAGACGGCGGGCGCGGTGAGCTTCTCCACCTGGCTCGGCGCGACTGGCGCCAACGCGGCGGGCACTGAAGTGATCGGCATCGGTCTCTCGGTCGCGGCGAACTCGGCCTATGACTGGTACGGCATGATGCGCATCGACGCTGCCGACTTCCTGGTCGGTGGTGCCTCTTCTGCAACGTCCTTGTCGATCCAGGGCGAGGGCGAGATCGGCGTCTCTGGATGATGGCCAAGTCAGATCAGCTTTCCACGTATCTAGCCCATTTTGCTTCGTATGAGAGGGAATATAAGCGCTGGGAGGGAAGGGTCGACAAGATCATGCGGCGGTATCGGGACGAGTTCCGATCGGGCAAGGCGGGCTACGCCGAGTCGCGCTTCAATGTCCTGTGGTCCAACGTGCAGACGCTGGTCCCGGCCACTTTCTCGAGGCTGCCGCGGCCTGACGTCAGCCGCCGGTTCAAGGACCAGGATCCTGTGGGGCGCGTTGCCGCCCTCATCCTGGAGCGGTGTCTGGAGTTCGAGGTCCAGCACTACTCCGACTATCGCATGTCACTCAAGCAGGCCATCCAGGATCGCTTCCTGGGCGGTCGCGGGGTCTGCTGGGTGCGGTACGAGCCCCACTTCAGGGCCGTGGAGGGAGAATCCGACGATGGTGCGCAAGTTACCGAAGACACCGACGAAGCAGAAGCTGAAGCCGCGGGCCTGGCCGGAGAGGCTGACGCCCCCGAGCAGGAGATCGAGTACGAGTGTGCTCCGGTGGATTACGTCCATTGGAAGGACTTTGGGCATGCTGTTGCTCGGACGTGGGAAGAAGTCCCGATCGTCTGGCGGAAGGTCTTCCTGACCCGCGAGGCGTGCGTCGAGCGGTTCGGCAAGGAGGATGGGGAGGAGATCCCGCTGGATGCCAAGCCGCAGGACTGGAAGACGGCAGCGAGTTCCACCAAGGGGCAGGACGATGGTGGCGACATCTCGTCCCGTGCCTTGATCTACGAGGTGTGGGACAAGTCGACCGGGAAGGCGTCGTGGGTCAGCAAGTCGCTCAACAAGATCATCGACTCGCGCGACGACCCGCTGAAGCTGGACGAGTTCTTCCCCTGCCCCCAGCCGCTGTACGCAACGATCACCAACGACAGCCTTGTCCCGGTGCCGGACTTCGCCCTGTACCAGGACCAGGCCAACACGCTGGACATCCTGAGTGACCGCATCGATTCCCTGGTCAAGGCGCTGAAGGTGCGCGGGGTCTACAACGCGGCCATCCCGGAGCTGCGCAGGTTGTTCCAGGAAACTGAGGGCAACGATTTGATCCCGGTCAACAACTGGGCAGCTTTTGCCGAGAAGCAGGGGTTGCGCGGGTCTATCGACGTTGTTGACCTGATGCCGATCGCCGGGGCACTCGAGCAGTCCTACAAGGCGATGCAGCAGGTGAAGGAGCAGATCTACGAGATAACCGGCATATCGGACATCATCAGGGGGCAGACGTCGGCCTCCGAGACGGCCACGGCGCAGCAGATCAAGGGGCAGTACGCCACCTTGAGGCTGAAGGCGTACCAGGAGGACGTGGCGCAGTTCGCGACGACCCTGCTGCGCATGAAGGGCGAGATCATGTGCCGCCACTTCTCGCCCGAGACCATCTTCAAGATGTCCGGCGCGGAGCAGTTCGTAGAGGAGGACCGGCAGTACATTCAGCCGGCCATCCTGATGCTGACGCAGGATCCGCTCGAGGAGTTCCGCATCGAGATCGCTGCCGACTCGCTGGTGCAGATTGACGAGGAGAACGAGAAGCAGAGCAGGGTGGAGATGCTGACCGCGCTGGGCGGCTTCATCAACCAGGCGGGTCAGATCGGGGCCACGGTGCCGGCGATCGTGCCGCTGCTGATGGAGCTGATGAAGTTCGGCATCACTGCATTCAAGGCGGGCAAGACGATCGAGGGTCAGTTCGACCAGGCGCTGGACATGCTGAAGCAGGAGCAGCAGCAGAAGGCCGGCCAGCCACCGCCACCTGACCCGCGGGTGCAGATCGAGCAGGGCAAGCTGCAGCTGGCGCAGCAGTCCGCGCAGAACGAGGGCATGATCAAGCAGAAGCAGGCCGAGCACGATGCGCAGCTCGAGCAGCAGAAGGCGCAGGCGGACATCCAGACTGCGCGAGAGCGCGTTGCTGCCGAGCTGCAGATGGCGAAGGAGAAGCAGGACCACGACATGCTGATGGAGCGCTCGAAGTTCGACCTCGAGTCGAGCCTGAAGCGCGCACAGCATGAGGCGGACAAGGAAATGAAGACAGAGTCCTACCAGACCGATCTGAGCATCAAGCAGAACGATGCGCGCCTGCGTGAGCAGGAGGCGACGAGGCCTGGTGTGGAGACGGTGCAGCCGGCGATCGACGAGGCGCACAACGCGATCCAGGCGCTGCAGCAGGCCATCGATGGCATGACCAAGATGATGCGTGCCAAGCGCAAGGTTCTGTATCACCCCAACGGAGATCCGATGGGCATCGAGTATGAAGGCATCGGCGTCCGGCCAATTGAGACGCAGGACGGCGAAATCACAGGTATGGGAGAACTCTAATGGCACTTGCATACGAAGCGGCGACACTTCGCTCGGCGATGATGGACGCGATCACCACCCGTGCGGGAAATGCTGCATTGCTGCGGATCTACGACGGCGCGCGCCCTGCAACTGCAGGCGCTGCTACGACTCTGCTTGCTGAACTGACGTGCGGCACTCCGTTTGCTGCTGCCGCCTCGTCTGGTGTGTTGACGCTTGGAGCAATTACGCAGGACGCCAGCGCCAACGCAAGCGGCACAGCGACGTGGTTCCGCATCGTCAAGGCGGACGGCACCACGTTCGTATTGGATGGAAACGTGGGTACATCGGGCAGTGATTTGAACCTGACGACCACCACCATTGTGAT